GAAAACAAAAACGCAAAGACACCAGCAGACGGGCCTGTGGCATGGAGTTGCCAGTGTGGCAGGCCTTATACGGTTACCTGTATTTCAAGCAAACCACAAAAGAAGGAATGGGTTGGGCTGACGGATGCGGAAAAAAAAGGTTTTATAGATGCAGTTCTTAAAGACGGGGATTATGGAATATTTGGCCTTTTGGCAGCCATTGAGGCCAAGCTGAAGGAGAAGAACACATGAGTGGCGATCACAATATGAAAGAAAGAGATCCTAAAGGATTAGATCAACACGCTCTTGGGGCAAAACTAGATGCAGAAAAACAAAGGCCATCGCTAGTGTTTGAAGATATGTTTAGGGCTTTGAATGCAGTGATAGCTGTCAGTGAATACGGGGCTAGGAAGTATTCTTATGGGGGCTGGCTGCATGTAGAGCAAGGCGAACAACGTTACACCAATGCTATGTACAGGCACATACTTGCAGAAAACGAAGATGGTTACGACAGAGATACACAATTGCTACACGCTGCACACGTTGCATGGAACGCAATGGCGAGGCTTGAATTGATGCTTCGCAGTGGAGAGTGGTCACTAAGATACGGGGATGACAATGACTGACGAGCAAAAGAAGATTCTGACTTATCTGAAAAAGCGTAAAACACCTGCTGACTTGAAGTCAGTTAGGCTACAGACAAAGATCGACAAGCAAACGACCGTGAACTGTCTAAACGCTCTGCTAAAGAAAGGCTGCATAAAAACTTCGTTTAGGATAGACCCGTTTACCAAGGAACGTGTTTGGGAGTGGGTCAAGGACGAGTACGAGGCTAAGAAGGTATCCAGGCCGAAGAAGAAGTTCAAGCCTGTCTTATCGAAACCCAAGCAAGAAGAAGGCGTAGACATCAATTTCTTTAATAATCCGTTTAATTTGAGGGTCGCATGAATCTAAACGAAGCAGCAGCCATGAGTGCCGCACAAGACATCATCGAGCAGGCACAGTCAACAAGTGCGTTAGAGCAACGAGCCTTAGCAATTGTCAATCTGTCTGTAGAGCTACACAGGAAAGCCATAGACCTAAGACTGCAAGCAGAAGAGATTCTCAAAGAAATAAGGTATGGGCTAAAATGAAAGTTGGCTCCTTCCCCTCCTTTGCCCGACGCGACGTTGGGCGTTTTTTTGTATGAAAGCGGCGGTCTACACGGCGATCTTTGGTAACTATGACCCGTTGCACTACGCGGTCAGGCAAAGCGTTCCTACGGCGTTCTACGCGATCCTAGACGGTGCTAGAGAGCCACAAGGATGGCAGCAAGTCATCACAAGCAGACGCTTTGCAGATCCACGCATGGACGCTAAGTGGTTCAAGGTGTTTCCAGACAAGTTGGAGTTCGCCGAGGACTATGTGATTTGGGTCGATGGGTCGATAAGAATCACGAGCCCTGAGTTTGTGGCTTACATGATCGACCAAGCAGGAGATACGATGGCAGCGTTCCATCATCCTTGGAGGACTTGTATTTACCAAGAGGCCGGAGAGTGTTGGGATATGGTCAAGTATCGAGATCAGCCTGTTCTCGCTCAGGTCGAGCACTATCGGGAACAAGGCTGGCCGGAGGACTCAGGTCTTATTGCTGGTGGGGTTCTATGTTGGAAGCGAAGTTACATCAATCCCCAGGCTAATCAAGACTGGTGGATCGAAATGATGAAGTGGACGCTACAGGATCAACTGTCGTTTCCGATCATTGCGGACAGAAACGGGTTAGAGGTTAATGTTTGTACAGAAAACCTCATGGATAACAAATACTTTCAGGTGGTAGCCCACCATAGGATGGCGGAGTATGAAAAAAGTTCCGATACTCATTTGTACGGTAGGGAGTCCAAGTCTTGAAATCACGTTGTCGAGCATCCGTCTTTACGCCAAAGAAGCGCCTATATATCTGTCAAGTCGGGCCGAGACAATGGACGAACGAATTTACAAGTGGGTACTCAACTCGGCGGGTAACTTCGGTGATGCTTACAACCGGATCATGGACGACGCATTCCAATACCACGATGCAGTCATCATTGCCAACGACGACATCTGCCTGACTCCAGACTCTTATAGACTCATTCTTGAGGATGCAGAGCATCTACAGAAGGCGGGGCATAAGATCGGGGTTTTGGGGGCGAGGTCTGACAATATCTTAGAGGCCCAGAATATCCGGTTCGAGGGCGGTGCAAGATATGGGATAAAGTGGGCGGAAGAACAGACGATCAAAGAGACGAGCGTTATTGCGCCGATCTTTGCTTACATCACGAAGGAAGCCTTCCAAGCGGTTAGGTTTCCGCCGATCAACTGGTTTTCAGATAACGTCTTTTGTCATACACTTACGGTATGTGACTTTAAGCATTTTGTTTCAAGGAGTTACGTTCACCACGCGGGCAGTCAAACGGTGGGCAAGGACGACTCCAAGAACATCAAGGAGGCAGCAGCATGGCTGTGGAAAAACGAACCAGGGATAGCAAAGCATTACCGTCTCCCTACAAGCTAAAAGTGCCTCCTGTTCCTATCAGGTATGACAGGAAAGTAGGCATTCCTTTACAACCCAAGGAAAAGAAATGAAAGGCTTGCTTTCCCCTAAAGTGATGATTGTTGTGAAGCAAAGCGATGAGGACGAGAGTTGTCCGCTTCCAACGCAAGACGAGGCTTTGAACGAAGAGAACAAAGCAATCGCAAAAGAGAAAGCAATGTATGGCCCTGAACGAGAGGGCGATACGCAGTTCTGGCGGGATCTAGGCGCAAAGTGGCGTATCTCTGCAAGCCAGGCTCAAGAAAGGCGTTGCGGTAATTGCGAATACTTCGACATGGACATGGAAGATTGCCTGCCAGAAGGCGCGGGTTATTGCCATCAGTGGAACTTTATGTGTGCGCCGGACAAGTCTTGCGCTTCTTGGGAGATGGGCGATGAAGAAGGCGGAGAAGAAGATCTCGAAAGTGATGACTGAGTTCAAAAAGGGTAAGTTGCACTCAGGGAGCAAGAAAGGCCCAGAGGTAACAAACCCGAAGCAGGCTATTGCTATTGCCTTATCTGAGGCAGGAAAGGCTAAAAAGAAATGAAAGGTTTATACGCAAACATCCACGCTAAACGCGAGCGTATAGAAAAACAGAAAGCTGCTGGCAAGACTCCTGAGCGTATGCGTAAGCCTGGGAGTCCTGGAGCGCCTACGGCTAAGGCTTTCAAAGAATCAGCAAAAACGGCTAAAAAATGACTGCCGCTTGGACTAGGAAAGAGGGTAAGAACGCTAAGGGTGGCCTCAACGAAAAGGGCCGGAAGTCTTACGAGGCTGCGAACCCTGGATCTAACCTAAAGGCTCCTGTTAAAAGCGGCGATAACCCGCGTAGAGCGAGTTTCTTAGCGAGAATGGGTAACATGCCAGGCCCAGAGAGAAAACCTGATGGAAGCCCTACCAGGCTGCTTTTGAGCCTAAAAGCATGGGGCGCAAGTTCTAAGGCTGATGCGAAAGCAAAGGCAAAGGCTATCTCGGCGAGGAACAAAAAGTGAAGCGTAGAAAAGGACTGCTAGATGAGGAGAAGTTTCTTCCTCCGCTGCCTGAGCAACTACCGAGGGGCGTAAGTTCGCTGCCAGGGTACGGTCAGACAAGTCCTATCGCGCAGGGATTGCTAGGGTTTACGGGTAGGCAACCTACTTACTCAGTGATGGACCCAGAGGCTCAGAAGATGTCTGAGGCTTACAGACTAGGCGAGCAGGCAAGTGTTGCTAGTCAACTGTACGGGTCGGTATTACCCTTTGCTGCTGCTTCTACGATGGCAAGCGCACAGCGAGCAGGAAGTTTGTTGAGTCCGCTTACTGTGTTTCATGGTTCGCCGCATAGGTTTAGTAAGTTTGAGTCAAAAAAAATAGGAACTGGGGAAGGCGCACAAGCGTACGGGCATGGCCTTTATTTTGCCGAGAACCCTGCGGTAGCTAAACAATATCAAGAGAGTTTGTCTGATTTCGATATGTTGGTTGATGGTAAGCCTTTCAATCCTACAAATCCTGCTCATCGTGCGGCACTTGAAGTAAAACAAAGAGGCGGTGATGTAGCAATTAAAGACATAGTAGCTAGTTACAACCAGCAAATAAAAGACCTCAAATCAAGAAATGTTCAGTGGGCTGATGAGCTAGCAAAATCTAAACAAGAAGAACTGCCGTTCATAAAGTCAGGAAAACTACCTGTTTATTCAGAGTCAACTAAAGGCTCCCTTTACACAGTAGACCTACCAGACGAACAAATAGCAAAGATGCTAGATTGGGATAAGCCGCTGAGTCAGCAAAATGATTATGTTCAGAAGGCTATTCGCTCTCAAATGCCTGACAAATCTTGGGAACAAATGAAAGGCAGGACAGGAAGGGATTATTACGAGTTTTATTGGGGCGGTTCTCCTCATGGAGCTAGCGCATCTGGACATCTTACTGAGTTAGGGATTCCAGGAATACGTTACTTAGATGAAGGATCAAGAGCGGCTAAGAAAGGTACAAGTAACTTCGTAGTATTTCCAGGAGAAGAAAGCAAGCTAAGGATTATGGAAGTAAACGGAAGGCCTGTAGTCATAGACGAAGAAGAGCTTATGAGATCAGGTTTATTAGGTCAGTAATCTGTTGCAAACAAACAACGAATGGACACTAAACAATCTGAAGATACTGAGAAAAAGATTCCACCGGCTGCTGGCAATGGGAGGCCAAAGGGTTCGCCTAATAAGTCCACTGCTGCGGTGAGAGAAGCTATTGCGAAAATGGCTGAGATGAACGCTCCGAGGTTCGCAATGTGGTTGGATGAAGTGGCTCAGAAGAGCCCAGAGAAGGCTTGCGACATCTACCTGAGAGCAATCGAGTACCACATACCTAAATTAGCGCGAACAGAGGTAACGGGAACTGACGGTCAACCTGTCCAAATGCAAGTGTCATGGGCGCAACCAGAATAATCATTCCGTATGCACCGCGAGCGCAACAGCTACAGATCCACCATGCGCTTGCAGACAAGCGATTCGGGGTTGTTGTGGCTCACCGCCGTATGGGGAAATCAGTCTCTGCTGTTAACCATCTCATTAGAGCAGCGATAGAGAATACGAAGGAGGCTCCAAGATATGCGTTTATTGGGCCTACCTACTCTCAGACAAAACGAGTTATCTGGGATTACCTCCTCAAGTTTACCGAGCCCCTTAACGCCATTGCCAATATTGCAGAACTTAGGGTTGATTTCTGGGGTAGACGCATCCAACTTGCGGGGTCTGATAACCCAGACTCTCTGCGAGGACAGTATTTTGACGGCGTTGTATTCGACGAATTCGGAGACCAGAACCCTAAAATTTGGTCGGAAGTGGTTCGTCCGGCCTTATCAGACAGGATGGGATGGGCGTTATTCCTCGGAACACCCAAAGGAAACAACCACTTTAAGACCCTGAGAGACCATGCAGAGCAGCATAACGATTGGGCCTTGCTTGAGTTCAGAGCGTCTGAGACAGGTCTTATCCCTCAGACTGAACTCGATGCAGCCAAGTCCGAGATGGGAGACGATAAGTACTTACAGGAGTTTGAGTGTTCCTTTGACAGTGCCATCGAAGGAAGTTACTACGGGCAACTTCTCAATGAGCTACCGTCTGAACGATTCCACGACATACCTGTAGACGGACTAGCCAAGACTTACGCAGCCTGGGACTTAGGGATAGGCGACTCCACTGCGATCTGGGTTTGCCAGAGAGTAGGTCTAGAGACACGACTTATTGACTTTGTAGAGAACCACGGTCAGGGACTCGATTGGTATGTGAACTGGCTGAGAACGAATCACTACGAATTAGCCGAGCAGTTACTGCCTCACGATGTGCAAGTCAGAGAGCTAGGATCAGGAAGATCTAGGCTAGAACTCCTACAAGAAGCAGGGCTAAACATCACGATTGTGCCGAGAATGGGTGTTGACGATGGGATACAGGCCGTGAGAAGGCTGATTCCTTATTGTTGGTTCGACTCCAAGACTAAGCGTGGAGTGGACGCGCTACGCAATTATCGGAGACAATACGACGATAAGCGTCAAGTTTACTGGGATAAGCCTCTTCACGATTGGGCATCTCATGCTTCTGACGCATTTCGGTATTTAGCAGTTGGTATGTCCGAGACAACATCTTGGTCTAAACCTCTGAAACCTAACGTATCTTGGGTGGTCTAAATGGATGACGGACGATTAAAGGCGATTCTCCAAGGTGAGATTGATAACGCGATAGGTTTCTTAGAGACCGAGACGGTTGAGCAGCGTAAGAACGCGCTCACGGCCTACATGCGTGACCCCTACGGTAACGAGGTAGAGGGTCGCAGCCAGATCGTAACCGGAGAGGTTGCAGAAGCGGTAGACGGGATGCTGCCGCCTCTTATGCGTCTTTTTACTTCTGCTGACCAGATCGGTGTATTTGAGCCTGTAGGCCCAGGCGATGAGCCATTAGCCCAACAAGCAACCGAGTACACAAACTGGGTGCTCATGAAGCAGAACCCAGGCATCTCGATCATGCACGACTGGTTTAAGGACGCGATCCTTCAAAAGGTCGGGGTTATCAAAGCCTACTGGGATGACTCGATCTCGGTTACTAAAGAGCAGTACGCGAACCTTACCGACGACGAATTAGCTCTCATCATGTCTGATGGCACGATGGAGATCGCAGCGCAAGAGACGGTTGAGCAAGATATTGATGGCCAAATGATGCGCGTTCATAACGTCGCACTCATGCGTAAGACTAAGGCCGGAAAGATCAAGATCGAGAATGTGCCTCCCGAAGAGTTCTTGATCTCTAAGGCAGGCAAGACGGTCAGAGAGACACCCTTTGTCGCGCACAGAAAACTCATCACAAGGTCTGATTTAGTTGCGATGGGGTTTGATGCCGAGATCGTGATGAATCTACCGGTCTACAACGATCTTGAGTTTTCTGCTGAGTACATTGCAAGGTACAACCGAGACGAGCAGCCTTACATGGAGCCAAGTCTCGACAAGTCCATGCAGACGGTTGAAGTGTTTGAGTGCTACCTAAAGACTGACTACGACGGAGATGGGATTGCAGAACTAAGACGGGTTCACTTTTCGGGGAATGAAATCCTAAGTAATGAGGAAACCGACTATGTGCCGTTTTACACCCTCTGCCCTATTCCGATACCTCATCGCTTCTTTGGGGATTGCCCTGCTGATCGTACAGTTGATCTCCAGCTTATCAAGACTACTCTAACGAGGCAGATGCTTGATAACCTGTACTTGCAGAACAACTCCCGCATGGGAGCAGTCGAAGGCCAGGTCAACCTCGATGATCTCTTGAGCGTTACGCCTGGTGGCGTGGTCAGGATGAAGAACCCTGGTGCACTTGTGCCTATCCAGGTCAATCCTGTTGCGCAGCAGGTATTCCCGTTCATGGAGTACCTGGACTCAATCCAAGCCAAGCGTACGGGCGTTACAGAGGCTTCCCAAGGGTTAGACCCCAACATCCTACAGAATGTTACTGCTGCGGCCATAGCAGCCCTTACGCAAGCCTCGCAAGGCAAGATCGAGTTAGTCGCTAGGATCTTCTCTGAAACGGGTGTAAAAGACTTATTCAAAGGACTCTTGCACCTCCTATGCAAGTACCAGGACAAAGCAGTCATCATTCGGATGCGCGGCCAGTATGTTCAGTACGACCCGCGAGAGTGGTCGAACCAGTACGATGTATCAGTGAATGTCGGACTTGGTACGGGGAACATCGAGCAAAAGATGGCGATGCTCTCAATGGTTCTTGCAAAACAAGAGCAGATCATTCAAGCGTACGGCCCGAACAATCCTTTAGTGTCTGTCTCGCAATATCGAGGGACGCTCGGAAAGTTGATTGAGGCAGCAGGCTTTGCAGACTCGGCTGAGTTCTTCAAGCAAGTAACACCGGAGGTTGATGCTGCACTTGCACAACCTCAGCAACAAGGCCCAGACCCTGCCGTACAAATGATGATGGCTCAGGCTCAAGCGGATATTGAGATCAAGCGTCAAAAGGCTATGGCAGACATTCAGCTTGCAAGAGAGAAGGCTCTAGCCGAGTTAGAACTCAAGCGCATGGAGTTCGAGGCAGAAGCGCAGATGAAGGCTATGAAAGTCGGCGCAGGCATTACGTCTAACATCGAGATACCAGGGTAATCATGGCTTTAGTTGACGAACTACCGGCTGGATGGGATAGCTACGACGCAGCGCAAAAGATTGCGTGGTTCAACGCTAATAATGTCTCAACGACTGAATTACTCAATGCTGGCGTTGATACCGATTCAATCAATTGGATGCTTGACAACGGGTACGCTCCGCCTCCAGAGCCGCCTCCGTATGTACCCCCACCTCCGGTTTATGTGCCTCCGGAGCCTGTGTATGTACCTCCGGCCCCTATACAGAACGAACCTGTTTATTACGAACCAGAACCTGTCTACGAACCTCCTCCGTATGTGCCTCCACCGCCACCTGCGCCGCCACCTGCGCCTGTTTACAACGTATTCGGTCTTAACTGGGACTCTGGTTCGTCGTTAGCCACTAAACAAGGCTATGTTAGCTCTTTGCTAACAGCAGGTATTACGCCAGATCAGATCAAGGCAAAGATTGCCGAGCTAGATCCGGCAAGTGCAACGCAGGCCAATTACGATTTATTAGGCATACCAAACCCACCTCCGTATGTTCCTCCTATCGAGGAGCCGCCGCCGGTTGTAACGCCTCCTCCGGTAACGCCGCCTGTTGTCGAAACACCTACGGTCACTCCACCACCGCAAGCATTCCCGCTAGAACCCGTTAACAATGTGAGCACACCTATGGCTACAACCTACAATGTCTTTGGGTTGGAATGGGATCCAAATTCCTCGCTCGCAACTAAACAGAGCTACATTCAGTCTCTATTAACTGCTGGCATCACACCAGATCAAATCAAATCAAAGATTGCGGAGTTAGATCCAACTAACGCAAATCAAACTGTTTATGACTTGCTTGGCATACCTACTAGCCAACCTGTTACGCCACCGCCGCCTCCAACTTACGATGTATTTGGAGTGCAATGGAATACCGCAGCACCTTTAGCCACAAAACAAGGCTACATCCAACAGCTTCTTGCATCCGGTAGGTCTAAGGCTGAACTACGCAACTACATCAGGAACGTAGACCCAACTAACGCAACAGACGAAGCATTCGCGGCTCTTGGCTTGCAAGACGCTCCTACTGCCGAGGTGCGTAATCCTTCTCAGGATGCTGTAACGCTAATGGCTGGACAGCTTGGTTTAGGCCTACCTCCTGAATGGCAATACTACACAGGCCAAGACAAAGTTAACTGGTTCAACTCCAAGGGGATAACTGCTGACATGCTCAGGCAGTACAATGTTCCTGAGTTTGATATTCAGCAGGCTATCTCTTACGGGCTAGGACAAACCGGTACGGCAGCGCCTCCGACATGGAAGCTGCCTGCCGGTATGACTCTTCCGAGCGACTGGAATGTTTACACGGGCGCACAAAAGATCGCTTGGTTCAATCAGAACAAGATCACAGCAGACATGCTGCGGTCTATGGGTGTGCCAGAGGCAGACGTTCAGTCATCTATCCAAATGGGGTTGGGGCAAACCGCAACTACGCCAACAACGCCTAGCACGTTTGATCCTAGTCGCTACATGCCTCCGACGTTTAACCTTCCATCGACTAACTTTGTGCCGTTTCAAACGGGTGGCGGTCAAACAAGCCTTGCTGCGCCAACATCGGGGTTCTTTTACAAGACAACGCCAACCCCAGAAGTTCCCTTTCAGTTTCAGTCCGGCGCTGCTGGCTACACAAACCTTCGCCCCATGACGCTAGAGTTTGGCGTTCAACCTGCCGTATCTCAAGTGCAACAGTTTCAGCCTGGTTACTTCAATCAAACCGGTTTACTTAAAAACTACGATTGGGCGAAAACCAATACTCAGTTAGCAGAGCAGGCGGCGCAACAAGCTCAACAGCAAGCCGCGCAAGATGCCAACGTATCCCAAGGCGGAGCGATGGGCGGCAAGATCGTAGGCTTTACAGACTACGAAGAAAAGCCAGATGGTGAGGTTGGTTACGAGAAAGGCGGAAAGATTCGATCGTTGCTTGGGCCTAACCCAGACGGGCCAGACGAAGGCTACGCCAAGCTACAGCGCGGCGAATATGTCATTCGTAGGAAAGCGGTAAACAAGTACGGTGAGGACTTCTTAGAAGCACTTAATGAAGCAAGAATGCCTAAAAACAAACTAAAGAGCCTGCTATGACACAACGATGGGAACGAGCAAAAGCATTACTTGGTGATGAGTTTCTGACGGAAATCTTCGATGAGTTGGAAAAAGACAACATCGAGCGTATCATCAATAGTAATCCTGACGACATTGACTTACGCGAAGAGTCATACGTGGCAATTCGCGCAGTGCGTCAGGTTAAGGCGCGTCTTGAATCTGTTGCCGCCGAAGGCGAGATAGTGAAGAGACGATTTAAGATTTTTAAGTAGAGGTTAGTGTATGGCAAGCAGCAACCCGCAAGGGACTAGCTTAACAGTGGGACAGGCAGCAGATGCCTTCTTGGGTCTAATGAATGGTGGCGAACCTCCTCCGGAGCAAGTTCAAGACCAATCGGAAGAACAAGAGGTTGCGGCCAGTGAATCCGAATATGAGGAAGCAGCAGAGGAAGTTCAGGAAGAGGAACCACGCTTTACGGTGAAAGCCGCGGGTGAAGAGCGTGAAGTGACCCTCTCAGAACTTATCGAGGGCTACCAAAAGGGTACGGATTACCATAAAAAGACTAACGCGCTTGCCGAGCAGCGTAAGGCTGTAGAGGCTGAAAAGGCCGCTGTAGAGCAAGCAAAGCAGGCGAGAGACGCATATTCTCAGCGTTTGCAGGCTATGGATCAGTTCCTAAGCCAACAAATGCGTGGCGAGGATATTGAAAGTTTGAAGGAAACCGACCCGATTGCGTATGCGGTCAAGGTCGCAGAGCAGACTAGGCAAAAAGAGCAGATTCAACAGATTCGTGCTGAACAGCAACGCATTGCAAGAGAGCAACAGGCAGAGCGTGAGGCGCATCTTGAGAAGCACTTAGCCGAAGAAGCGAAAAGGGTAGCCGAGGCGATCCCTGAGTACGCGCACCCCGAAAAGGGTGAGAAGGTTCGCTCTGAACTTCGTAGCTTTGCAAAGAGTATTGGTTACTCGGATGCAGAGTTATCAAATGCAACAGACTCTCGCGCTGTGTTGACGTTGTGGATGGCAAGTCAGTACCAGAAATTGCAAAAGGCCAAGCCTGGTGTAACCAAGAAGGTTGCAGAGGCTCCCAAGATGCTAAAGGCTGGTAATGCCACGGGTAAGACCATAGCAACAGAAGCGGCAAAACAGGATCTTGCGCGACTTAGAAAGACTGGCTCTCGACAAGACGCTGCAAGGGTTTTTGAAAGATTTTTGTAATTAGGAGTTTGAAATGACTGTTCCTTCAGGTACATTCCAGACCTTCACGGCTATCGGTCAGCGTGAAGATCTAACCGATGTTATTTACAACATCAGCCCGACCGAAACGCCCATCCTTTCTTCGCTTGCTCGTACCAAAGCAACTGCTGTGTACCACGAGTGGCAGACGGATACCCTTGCCGCAGCAACGACCAACAACGCACAAGTTGAAGGTGACGACGCAACGGCAGCAACCATTAGCCCGACAACCCGTCTCGGTAACTACACACAGATCGTTTCCAAGACGATCCAAGTGTCAGGCACGATGATGGCAGTTGACCTTGCAGGACGTCGCGCTGAGAAAGCCTACCAACTTTCTAAGGCTTCGCAGGAGCTCAAGCGAGATCAGGAAACGATCATTGCTGCTAACCAGGGACGTAGCGCAGGTAACTCGTCCACGGCTCGCAAGATGGGTTCGCTTTTGTCTTGGCTCAAGACAAACTCGAACTACAACACGACTGACGGCGCTAACCCAACCACCATCGGCGTTTCGACTCGTTCGGATGGCACGACTCGCACCTTCACCGAGGCAATCCTCAAGGATGGCGTTCAGCAGGTTTACACCTCTGGCGGCAGCCCCAAGATCCTCGTGGTTGGCCCTGCACTCAAGCAGACCGTTTCGGCCTTTGCTGGTATTGCAGCACAGCGCTACATGGCTCCTTCTGACGCACCGACGACCATCATCGGCGCAGCGGATGTATACCTGAGCGACTTCGGATCGATCTCTGTAGTCCCTGATCGTTTCGTGCGTAGCCGTGATGCGTTCATTCTTGATCCTGAGTATGCAGCAATCGGTTATCTTCGCCCCTTCCAGACCAACGAGCTTGCCAAGACTGGTGACTCGGAGAAAACTCAGATCCTTGCTGAGTTCACGATGGAAATGCGTAACGAGGCTGCCCACGGTATCCTGGCTGACCTCAAGACAGCGTAACAAAAACTGTGGTAAAAAAGAGGGAGGCGTAACAACCTCCCTTTTTTTATGCTTAAAACTAAATTTCACGTTGCAGACGATAAGTATGTCTTTGAGAGAACTCAAGACATAACGGCCATTGTCGAGCAGAACAAGGCACTTTATAACGCAACGGATGAACGTGAGCGTTGGGGTGAGTGGACACGTTACGCGCAATTGCCTTATGCGGTGATTGACGATTTAAACAAACTAGGGATCATGCGAGGCTTTGCTATCGCAGACGAAAAAAAGTTCAGGGCGTGGATGAACGACCCAGAGAACAGACACTTCAGAACTAGACCAGGGAAAGTATGAAAGTAGCCTTTTGTGTTCCATGTCGGGACACGATGATGACGGGGACTGCCTTCGATATGGCTCGACTGGCAGCGTATGACGGGGCAAATAGGTGCGCGACAACAGGAGGGTCTTTCCTCTTGTATACCGCGCCAGGGACTCTTATCTTCAGTCAGAGAGAGTCGTTAGCCAAAGAAGCGTTAGCAGATGGTGCTGAGTACATTCTTTGGGTGGACTCAGATATGAGGTTCCCCAAGAACACGTTAGAACGACTGTTAGCACACGGACAAAAGATCGTCGGGGTGAATGCAGTCACGAGGCGTAAACCCGTTCTACCGACAGCGATCAACTTTCACGAGGATAAAGAGATCTTCGAGAAGATTGAGAGTCGAGGTAAAAAAGGTATCGAAGAGGTGACCGCTGTAGGCTTTGGGGTTGTGCTAACCCATAAGTCTGTGTTTGAGGCTATGCCACAGCCTTGGTTTGATGTAGTATGGGGGGCGGGTGGTCTAATTGGCGAAGATGTGCATTTTTGCGTGAAAGCCTTAGACCACGGGATAAAGACTTTCGTGGATCACGAATTGAGCCTCGAAATAGGACACATCGGGACGCACGAATACCGGTGGAGCGATGTCGAATATGGCCCTAAGCACTTACAGCGATCTACAGACAACGATAGCTAACTATCTCTCGCGAGATGATCTTACTTCCGCGATCCCTGACTTCATCCAACTCGCAGAGATTCGACTCCGTAGAGATCTACGCTTGCGGCAAATGCTTACGCAAACATCGGTTACGGCGACCGGTGGAGTTGCGACAATTAACATCCCTAGCGACTTCCTGCAAGCAAGGGATGTGTACGTTGACTCTGACCCCGACTTCCCTATTACGTTCGCAACGCCGAACATCTTTATTCGGAACGGTAGGACGAACGAAAGTGGTGTACCGGCTTTCTACACCATCCTTGGGTCTACGATTCAACTTGCCCCAATTCCTGACAGTACTTACACGATCAAGATCCTCTACTACGCCGCGCCTACGTTTCTTTCTACAGGCAACACGTCAAATCTCTGGCTTACGACCTGTCCGGACGCACTTCTCTACGCGTCATTAGGCGAAGCAGAACCTTACCTGATGAACGATCCTAGGCTACAAACCTGGGGTACGCTTTATGATCGCGCGATCTTCTCGCTAACAAGGTCTGACGAAGAGAGTCAGTATTCAGGTGTGCCGCTAACCATGACGGTAGCGAAGCGATGAGAGTGAACTTTGGCGAGTGGCTACCAGATCAACCTGGGGTTGCTGGTGCGCTTGTAGACGCTAAGAACGTCATTCCTCAGCAAGTTGGTTATGGCCCTATATCTTCGCCTTCTGAGTGGTCGAATGCTGCCTCTGAGGTCTTGAATGCCGTTGTTGCTGCCGCCGCCCCTAGCGAAGCGGTAACTGTTTTTTCAGGTGGTGATACCAAGTTATTCAAGCTAGAGACGAACCTCAACCTTACGAATGTTTCTAAGGCAGGTGGTTATACAACGCCATCAGATCAGAAGTGGCGCTTTACCCAGTTTGGTAATCGAGTGATTGCGGCCAACGGTGGTGACAGGCTCCAGGGTTACCTCATGGGTTCGTCCACGGCCTTTGTAGACCTTGGGGCTGCTGCGCCTAAGTCTAGATATGTAACCACGGTTAGAGACTTTGTGGTTGCAGGATTTAATAACGGGTCAACGATCTACCCTAATCGCGTGGAGTGGTGCGCGTTAGGTGATGAGACAGACTGGACGCCATCGGCAACCACACAGTCTGACTACCAAGACATCCCAGACGGTGGGCATGTAAAGGGTTTGACTGGTGGTGAGTATGGTATTGTTTTTATGGATCGCGCGGTGGTGCGGATGTCCTATGTTGGTAGTCCGCTTGTTTTCCAGTTCGATACGATTTCACGGGGTCTTGGCTGTCTTGAGCCGAACTCGATCATCCAGTATGGCGGGTCGAGTTTCTTTTTGTCTGACGACGGGTTTTACGTCACTAACGGGCAGGAAGTTAAGTCTATTTCCGTAGAAAAGGTCGATAGGTGGTTCTTTTCGCAGGTTGATATTTCTCAACTTGCAACCATGTCGGCTGCTGTAGACCCTCTTAAGAACCTTGTTATTTGGGCTTTTAAGACTGTTAATCAGACGACTGCGCTTCTGATCTACAACTTCAACTTGTCTAAGTGGTCTTATGCCATTGCCAACGTAGACACGATTGCTTCTTCGACTGCCATTACGACAACTTCTTCGTCTGGGCTTACCTTGGAACAATTAGACGCATACGGCAGCTTAGACGCGCTTCCAGCAAGCCTAGACTCATTCGGATACACGGTTACATCTAACTTGCTGACAGGTACTTTAGGCGAAAAGATCGTCGCCTTCTCTGGCTCTGCTTTGACAGCAAACATTGTCACGCCTGATTTAGCCTTAAACGACATGCCTTCGGTGATGACTTTAGTCCGTCCTGTTATTGAAGGCGGGTCTTGTTCTGTGCAGGTCAATTCCAGGCGCAGACTTAACCAACAAACCGACTTTACAGGCGACACCTATACGGCAAACACCGACAATAGGATTGGCTTACGTTCGGCGGGAACCTATCATCGGGTGAAGGCTATACCCACTGGGGTCTGGTCTGCCGCTGTAGGTTTAGATGTAACGCTAACCCCGCAGGGGATGCGATGATCTTTCGTACGCTTCCACCTTTCGGAGGCGACCAGAGGGCCGTTGCTGAGATTGTCCGTGGCATCATGGACGGTAAGACAAATAACACCGGAACGGTGACGCTTGCTACAGGAAACGCCACCACAACCACGATTACAGACGCCAGAATAGGGGTAGAAAGCAAGATCATTCTTGTTCCCTATTCTGCTAATGCCTACGCAGATTCGATCCCTTACGGCTCGTTTTATGACCTCAACGATCAATCTGCTGCAAGCACGACAGCAGCATACGCAATCACGTTCTCAAACACCGATCTCACGAACAATGTTTATCTTTCTAACTCAAGTCGGATAAATGTCAGGGCTGCTGGCAAGTACAACTTTCAGTTCTCGATACAATTTGCAAATGATGACTCGCAGATCCAGGATGTCGATGTTTGGATTAGGAAAAACGGGTCTGATGTTGCTAGTTCAAACTCACGGTTCTCAATTGATTCTAAGCATGGGTCGGTCAAAGGCCATGTCATTGCAGCGCTTAACCTCTTTGTAGACCTTGCCGCTAACGACTACATCGAGTTGGTATGGGCTACATCATCAACGCTTGTCATCATCGAGCATATCCCCACTCAGACGAGCCCGACGAGGCCTGCTACTCCTTCTGTGATTGCCACGATGCAATTTGTTGGGGGGTTTTCTAACGGTGGCGTGTACGTTTCGAGTGTGACGAACGGTTCTGCTGTGATTACGCACTTCCCAAACTCATCCTCTGACAAGACCTACGGGTATGTGGTGGTTGGATGAATGCAAGATACATCAAACCCGAAGAACTTAGGAAGATTTGGCCGTTCGTTAGGGCAGGACTGGAGGTCATTCTCAAGAAAAGTCCGGAGCAGTGGATACCGGAGGACATTTACGCAGACTGTTTTGCGGGACGATCACTTCTTTGGATGTACTTTGAGGACAGTTATCCTTGCGGGTTTGTTGTTCTTCAGCCTATCGGCGATAATTTGCATATTTGGTGCGCTTATGGCAAGGGAGATTTTGATGCAGGCATGGATCATGTTCTCGTTCTTGCGAGAGAAGGTGGCGCAAGGACTATCAGCTTTGATTCGTGGCGTAAAGGCTGGGATCGCAAAGCTAAGGCGTTAGGTTTTCGACCCCGTAAGTGGGTAAGAGAGGTTTGATATGTCTGGTGGCTCAACAAACACGGTGACGAGGACGGAATTAGACCCGTCTCAAGCCCCTTATGTTCAATACGGTCTATCTGAGGCTCAACGTCTCTACGCTACTGGAGGCCCACAAGCCTATACAGGTCAAACCTATGTTGGCCCATCCCAACAGACGCAGGCTGCGCTCTCTGCCATGCAGACAAGGGCTATGCAAGGCAACCCGCTTGTGCCTTTGGCGCAACAACAGTTAGCAAGTCAGATCGGCGGGGGTCAGGCAGCAACTTTACAAGGCCAATTCAACCCTGTTCTACAAAACACGTTGAGCGGCAGTTTTCTTGGGCCTAATCCTTACCTGACTCAAGCACTACAACCTGGGTTTACGCAGGCTTCTCAGGCTTATCAGGACGCTATTAACCAAATGCGGTCGAAGGCTTCTGCTTCTGGACGTTATGGAACAAACGAAGCCCTTATGAGCCAAGAAGCAAGGGCACAAGGTGCGTTAGCAAATGCGCTAACCAGTCAGGCGGGACAGCTTGCTTATCAGAACTACGGAGATGAGCGAGCAAGACAGATGTCTGCGCTTGGCTTGGGCGCTAACTTGTACGAACAAGAGCGAGCAAGACAACAGGCAGCGATTGGTGCTGCGCCAGGCATGGCGGCACAGGACTACACGGATATTGCACAACTCGCGCAAGTTGGTCAGACAGCAGAGCAGTACCAACAAGCTGCACTTGCAGACGCGATCCAGAAATTTAACTACCAACAGCAACAGCCTTACTCGAACTTACAGAGTTTCTTGAGTTCCGCTTACGGCGCGCCTATGGGGCAGCAGACCATCCAGCCGACTTACTCTAACCCGCTTGCCGGCGCACTTGGTGGCGCTCTTACCGGGGCAAAGCTAGGTAGCATGGTTCCTGGTTTAGGCACAGGTCTTGGTGCTGCTGCTGGCGGATTGCTTGGCTTGCTTGGGAGATAACAGTGTCAACTAGTAACTTCCTTGGCGGTGTGTTTGGTCAGATGCCTTCCTATATGGGAGGTTTATTGGGCGCAGATGAACAGGAAAAACTAAGGCAACAAGCGCAAGACCAAGGGTTGTTAAATCTTGGCCTTACCTTGCTTGCAGGATCAGGAAGAAGCCCGGTTCGCAGGTCTACAGGCGAACTTGTAGCCCAGGGTCTACAGGCTGGACAGCAAGCCTACCGTGGTGCAATGCAGCAAGCGGTGCAGGATCGTGTAACAGGTCTACAACTGCAACAAATGCAGAAACAAATGCAGGCCGAGGCAAATCTTCCAGAGGTTCTAAGGGCTGGCATAGTAAGGCCCGTTACTACTCAGCAAAGGCCATTATCAGAACTTGAGATGATGGAGATGCCTACGCCGTCAGTGGAGGAAAAGACTTACGGTATGCCTCGTCTTGATGTTGAGCGTTTATTGTCTGCTGCTGTCTCTAAGGGTGTCCCCATCGACAAGGCATTAACTGCTGCAAAAACAATTCAGGGGGCGATGCAGCCTGAAACTAAAGAGGCTGGCGGAATTATTTATGAACGGATGCCGGACGGTAACTTCCGCGCAGTTGCTGGCAAGCCTACTGTAACAAGCATCAAGAAAGGCGAGTCTCTTGTTGTGACTGACTTCAACGGGAAAACTCAAACCGTTATGGCCCCAACACAACAAACTGGGGCGGATGAAAACCCATTTACCCCATTGATTACTGGAGGAGTCTTGCATCCATCGGTTATGCAGTTTGCTACTCAGTTGCAGCGTAGCTTTCCAAACATGGATGAAGATAAAACAAACGCAAACATGGCTCGTCTAACTGAGATGAGCAATCGAGCTTTTGAACGAGATCAATCAAGACAAGATCGCGCAGCAACAACTGCGTTAAGCAACCAACTGGTTGGTTTGAGAATAGACGAAGCTAGAGCAAAACAAGAGCAAGCAAAAGACGGCAAGCCTTTGCCTGGGCCTGTTCTTAACGATCTTGCTAGTAAATCAGAAAACGCAGTCAACCTTAGAAGTCTGTCTAATAACTTCAAAGATGATTATGGCGGCTATCGCATGGACGCTTTAGGTAGGGGAGCGATTATGCTTGCCTTGCGTTCTGACGACCCGGCCAAAAAGGATTTCGGTCAGTGGTGGCAACAATATGATCTTTTTGCAAACCAGATTAGAAATCAACTGTTTGGTTCCGCGCTTACTAGAACAGAAGCCTCTGCGTTTGAATCTGCAATGGTCACGCCCGGTATGTCTCCGACGCAAATCAAAGCCAATCTTGGCAGGCAGGCAGAAGTCGCAGAAGGTGCGTTTAAGAAAATGTCAGACGCGGCTAGAGCGCAGGGGTATAGCAAGTCTGCGATTGATGCTTTAACGCCTAGCGTTACACCGCAAACGCCTGTAGGAAACGAACAAAATCCTATCAAAGTCAACTCTAAAGCAGAGTATGACAGGCTGCCTAACGGTTCAGTTTATATAGACCCGCAGGGTCAAGTGCGTAAGAAGGGTGGTTAATTATGGCTAACTGGTGGGATCAAGATACCGTCTTAGGCCAAAAGCCTGAGCAAAAGCCATTATCTGCCGGTCAAGTCGTAGAAGGGGCAATTACCAACTTCCCTAAGTCTTTAGGCAACGTTATTGGCGGTGTCGTTGAAGCCGTTACAAGCCCAATCCAAACAGCTAAAACAGTCATTGATCTTGGCGCAGGTATCCTGCAAAACATCCTCCCCGAAGGCATGGTTCGCGCTATTGGCGAAGATAAAGCCTCTAGGGAACTTGCTAACAAGGTAGGTCAGTTTTATACCGAGCGTTACGGCAGTGTGGAAGGGGCAAAGAAAGCCATTGCTACCGATCCCGCTGGAGTCCTCGCGGATATATCCACGGTTCTTACTGGTGGCGCAATGGTTGCACCTAAAGCCGGTGGCGTATCTACAACATTAGCTAAAGCAGCCTACGCAACAGATCCGTTGGTGGCTACTGGAAGAACCATTGCTGCCGGTACTGGAGCCGCTGGAAGAGGAACGAAAGCAGTCCTTGGGTCTACGACCGGCGTAGGAACGGAAGCAATTCAACAGGCATTTGAGGCTGGCAAAGCGGGAGGACAGCAAGCTAAGTCTTTCACAGAGAATCTGCGCGGCAAGGTTGGGGCAACCGAAGTCCTGGATATTGCTAAGCAAAACCTATCTGATATTCAACAAGCCAAGCAAGCAGAGTATCGCTCTGGCATGGTAAACATCAGGAACGACAAGACAGTCCTTGACTTCACTGGTATTGATAACGCAGTTAGCAATGCCATGAATAAGGTGATGTACAAAGGGCAAGTTAAGAACGAGGCGGCCGCTAGTCAATTAGGCAAAGCACAAACTTATATTGAAGAATGGAAGGCTTTAGACCCTGCTGAGTACCATACCCCAGAAGGTTTGGATGCTCTCAAGCAGAAGGTTGGTGATGTATTAGAAGGCATTCCTTTTGAAGCTAAGACAGCAAGAACTGCGGTCGGAGAGGTTTACAACGCCATTAAGGGCGAGATAACCAAACAGGCTCCAACCTACGCTAAGGTTATGAAGGCGTATACGGATCAAAGCGATCTTATCCGTGAGATTGAACGTGCGTTGTCTTTAGGCCAAAAAGCCTCTGCTGATACCGCGATACGCAAGCTACAAAGCCTAATGAGAAATAACGTAAACACCAATTACGGAGAGCGACTGCGTCTCGCAAGACAATTAGAACAGCAAGGTGGTAGGCAGTTAATGCCCGCACTTGCTGGCCAGGCTATGTCCGATTTAACGCCACGAGGAATCCAACGGGCTACCGCTCCGATTACTGGCGGCATGGGCTTTATGGCCGGAGGTATTCCTTTGGCTGCGGGAACAATGCTCGCCTCTTCGCCAAGAATTGTTGGCGAAACCGCTTACGGCGTGGGACAATTACAACGTGGACTGTTAGGAGCGCAGGCTGCTGCTCCTAACTTACCGTACCGAGGGTTGCTGAATATGCTTTACCAGACACAGCAGCAAAAAGAGTTGATGGAGTAATCATGGCAAAGACAAAGATTTCCGAGTTCTCCTCAACTCCAGGCAACAACACCGACATAGACGGTATCGACATTGCCGAAGGTTGTGCGCCTAGTAACATCAACAATGCTATACGGGAGTTGATGAGCCAGCTTAAGAATCAACAGGCTGGACTTGATGGCGACACCTTCACAACGAACGATGTTTTAACGGTCTCTGGTGTAGCGGCTAATGCAGGTCGCATTCGACTAGGCGAGGACAGCGACAACGGAACAAGCTACACAGAGTTACGCGCCGCATCTTCCTTGGCCTCTAACGTTACGTTTGTACTCCCGTCTGCTGATGGTGCTGCTAGTTCGATTGTGCAAACGGATGGGTCGGGAAATCTATCGTTCCAAGCCTCTACCGGAACGGGCAATGTTGTAAGAGCATCTTCTCCGGCCTTAACGACACCTGACTTAGGAACACCTTCTGCCGCGACCTTAACTAACGCGACAGGCCTGCCGATCTCAACAGGTGTCTCTGGTTTAGGCTCAAACGTAGCCACAGCATTAGCGGTTAACGTAGGCTCCTCTGGAGCCTTTACGACGTTTAACGGCGCGATGGGAACACCGTCGAGCATTACCCTCACCAATGCCACAGGAATGCCCTTGTCGGGCGTTACGGGGCTAGGCACTAACGTAGCAACTGCGTTAGGTGTAGCGGTAGGATCTTCTGGTGCTTTTGTCACGACATCGGGATCAGGCGCGACAGGCACTTGGAATATCGACATCCTTGGTAATGCGGGGACGGTTGCCAACGGTGTCGTTACGACAGGATCTTATGCGAACCCCTCTTGGATAACTTCTCTAGCTGCGTCTAAGCTGACGGGTTCTATTCCTATTTCAGCGGGTGGTACAGGCCAGTCTGATAAGACATCAGCGTTTGACGCATTAGCCCCGTCGACAACAAAGGGCGATGTTATTGCTCACACAGGGACAGATAATGTTCGTGTTCCGGTTGGCGCAGACGGTCAGGTTCTTATAGCTGACTCAACACAGACTACGGGTGTTAAGTGGGGCTCTGTTACTGGGGTCGGTACAGTCACTTCTGTTGGCATATCTCCCCCTGCATTCTTAACAGCGGGTTCTGCGGTAACGAGTTCAGGAAATATCTCGCTTACCTATTCAGGTACGGCCATACCGATTACTTCTGGTGGTACGGGCCTAACTGCTTTAGGAACGGCTGGACAGGTTCTCAGGGTTAACTCTGGTGGGACAGCGCTAGAGTATGGCGCGGCTGTAGGTGTTGGTGATGTAGTTGGCCCTGCAAGCTCTGTTAGCAATGAGATTGCATTGTTTGACGGGACTACCGGAAAAGCAATCAAGGCAGCAACAACCACGGGCGTATTAAAAGCTACATCCGGTGTACTTAGTGCTGCGGTTGCCGGTACGGATTACTTAGCTCCTGGTGGTGCGTTAGGAACTCCATCTTCAGCCAATCTATCTAACGCTACCAATTACAGCGTCACCAACCTTGCAAACCTTGGTACTGGGATTGCTACGGCACTCGGTCAGTCGGTAGGAACAGCGGGAGCCCCTGTACTTTTTAACGGAGCGTTAGGAACGCCTAGTTCGGGCACGCTAACTAACGCAACAGGTCTACCAGTAAGCACAGGTGTTTCTGGTTTAGGTACTGGCGTTGCGGCTGCCCTTGGTTTAACTGTAGGGACTGCTGGAGGTGTCGTTACTTACGGCGGCGATCTTGGAACGCCTAGTGCCGCAACTCTTACCAATGCAACGGGTTTACCTCTTTCGTCTGGCATCACAGGAACTCTAGGGGTCTCTAATGGTGGCACAGGCTTAACGGCTATTGGCACTGCTAATCAGTATCTCAAGGTTAATTCAGGTGCTACCGCGCTTGAGTTTGCAACCTTAACGGCAGGCGATGCTTCTGGCCCTGGTAGTGCTACCGATAACGCAATTGCTCGATTCGACGGAACGACTGGGAAACTGATTCAGAACTCGACTGCAACGCTTTCTGATATTGGCCAGGCTGCATTCGTTGGTTATGCACGAGTAACTGCTAATACAGGTGCGGGAACATCCGGTTATCTTGAGTTGCAATCGACTGACTCCGGATCTGGAACTAAGACGCTGAGGATTGAGCCGAGTGCCGCTGCAACGACATCCACTCAAACCTACGTGTTCCCAACTGACTATGGGACTGGCGGTCAGTTTTTAAGTACAGACGGATCGGGAAATTTAAGTTGGGCTACTGCAAGCGGTGGTGGTAGCGGTGGCCCAATACTAGAGTCTCAGATTACAATCGGGCAGAACGTCACGATTTCATCAAACACCAACGGGTTATCTGTGTCTCCCGTCACGGTTTCGGCAGGTTATTCTGTAACTGTAGGCACAGGCCAAGCCTGGATGATTTTAGGGTGATTTATGAGCAAGATTAAACTTCAAGGCAATGCAAGCGGGACGGGAACGACAACGCTTCAGTCTGCCAACACTTCCTCTAACACGACGTTCACGCTTCCTGGTACGGATGGTACGACAGGCCAGGCCTTAGTTACCGACGGCTCTGGGTCGCTAAGTTTTAGTTCTGTAGGCTCAGGAACGGTAACGACGGTTTCGGTTGTTTCGGCTAACGGGCTAGCCGGATCAGTTGCAAATGCAAGCACGACTCCAGCGATTACGCTTTCCACATCAATTACAGGTGTACTCAAGGGTAACGGCACAGCGATCTCTGCTGCAACAGCAGGGACGGATTACGTGGCTCCAGGCGGTGCTTTAGGTACACCATCGTCTGGGACGCTATCCAGTTGTACTGTAGATGGTACAAATCCTGTTGGATTTAGGAATGTCCCTGTATCCAGCAACTCAACCAATACGCTTGTAGTTGGTGATGTGGGCAAGTTGCTGTCGGTAACGGCAGGGCAGACAGTGCCTAACTCAACTTTTGCGGCAGGTGATGTGGTTGTCATCTTTAACAACTCAGCTTCGTCTATTACGCTAACCATGTCCATCACAACAGCTTATATTGCCGGAACGAATACCGATAAGGACACGATGACGCTTGCAACCAGAGGTGTTGCGACGATTCTGTTTATATCCGGTACGGTGTGTGTTGTTTCAGGGAACGTGTCATGACAGGCATTTTGTCGATGCTTATTGGGCAGACCTTCGCTGGGGGTGGAGGTGGTGGGTACACCGTCATCCAAACCTTTACAGCTACCTCTACGTGGACCTGCCCTACTGGTGTTACAGAGGTTGAGTATTTGGTTGTTGCTGGTGGTGGTGGGGGTGGAAGCGGAGTTAATGTCGGCGGCGAAAGAAGTGGTGGTGGCGGCGGGGCTGGTGGATTTAGAACAGGTACTGGGCTTTCTGTAACCGCAGGAACCGATTACACAATTACCGTTGGTGGTGGCGGCGCAGGTGGGGCTACTGGAGGTAACAGCGGAGCAACTGGAAGTAATTCAGTTTTTTTGACTATTACGTCTAATGGCGGTGGCGGAGGTGGTAAGAATACCGTTAATGGTTTGTCCGGCGGTTCTGGCGGTGGTGGTGGTAGTGCGATACCAGGGCCGACTACCGGAGGAAGCGGAAATACCCCATCCACTTCACCATCTCAAGGTAATAACGGAGGGACAGGATCGCCAAATGTTTCTGGTGGTGGTGGTGGCGCAGGGGCTACTGGAGGTAATGGCGGTACGCCAAGCAGCTACGGTGGTAATGGTGGCAGCGGCACAGCATCTACGATTAGCGGTTCTTCTGTGACATACGCGGGCGGTGGTGGTGGAGGTGGTGGCATTCCAGGTGGACAAGGCACTGGAGGGTCGGGGGGTGGCGGTTCTGCTGGCGCTTATAACAGCAATGGGTCTCCTGGAACTGCTAATACTGGTGGTGGCGGTGGCGGTGGAGGGACTATAGACCCAACTTTGGTCACAGGCGGCACAGGCGGCTCCGGCATTGTTATCCTCAAGTACACCGTACCTAGCCAAACCGTCTTTGTATTCAAAGGCACGACTACGTGGAAATGTCCTACGGGTGTGACCTCTGTTGACTACCTTGTGGTAGGGGGTGGCGGGGGTGGTGGAAGTAACCCCGGTGGTGGAAATGGTGGGCGCAGCGGTGGTGGTGGCGCTGGAGGTTTTCGCACTGGTACGGCAGCGCAGGTTAACGCCGGAACAGATTATGTGATTACTGTTGGTGCTGGTGGAATAGGTATTACGGCTGGTGGATCTTCATCAATAGTAGGGGGATCAAGTCCTTCTCCGTTTGCTTCTCCGGGTATTGTTAGTGCTGCTGGTGGTGGTGGGGGTGGAAATTCTGGGGCGGGTGGTAACCCCGGACTTAGTGGAGGTTCTGGTGGGGGTGCAGCAGGCGGTTCAAGCGCTGCTGGGGGGTCTGGTAATACACCAAGCCAACCTTCAGCCGGTGGGAACGGCGCTCCAGCAGTAGCATATCAAGGATTTAATGGTGGAGCAGGAGGATCAGGAGGTCCAAATTACGGCGCAGGTGGTGGCGGTGGCGCAGGTGGCGCTGGAGTTGCAGGCACAACAACAACGGCTGGCAATGGCGGCGCTGCACAATTATCAACAATTACTGGTGCAACAGTTTATTACGCAGGTGGTGGTGGTGGCTCAATATTTGGGTCTGGGTCAGGAGGTCTAGGAGGTGGGACATCAACTACATCTCAAAAAGGCGGAGCTGGTGACGGTGGGAAAACGTCCCCCAACACTCCGGGGCAAAATGGCACTGCGAATACTGGCGGCGGTGCTGGTGGTAATGGTGATGCTGGAACTGCTGGCACTACAGGCGGTTCCGGTATCGTAATCATCAAAATCAATCAATAACATGACTACAAAAGTTTATAAATTTCTGGGTATCGACACAGCCATGCACCTTCTTCGTCCTGGGGCGAAGTGGGAAATCTCTAACAACGTATTCACACGATGGGATGATCCACGGCCTTGTCCGAGTATTGAAGAGGTCTACTGGGTTATCGACAAGATCAGAGAGTTTGAGGACAGCATCCCAACGATCTACACCGACGAGCAACTCAAAGAGATGGGCATAGCCAAAGAGGAATTTGAACGTGCAGTTGCATAATCTATTTCCCATCCCTGTAGGCTTTGCAGAGCTTGGTAGACCTCTAAGCGATGAGGAGTTGTTCTTCATCCGTGAACTGCCAACAAGACCCAACATGGGTAACACCACGTCTACCAACAACTTTGTACTGCGTGATCCTGCGTTAACGTCCCTGCGCTCATTCATAGAAGATAGCGTCTCGGATTACTTCAAAAGCACAGTCAATCCCAAGCACAATGTAAGCCTGAGAGTCACGCAAAGCTGGTGTAACTACTCAGAGCCTGGGCAATACCATCACAAACACGCACACCCCAACAGCTACATCTCAGGCGTGTTCTATGTGCAGACCAACGCTGATGACAGGATTTACTTTTACCGTGATGGTTGGCAGCAGATTAAGTTCCCGCCTGAGCAGTGGAACCCGTACAACTCTGAAAGCTGGTGGTTTGAAGCCACGGCAGGAAAGCTGATTCTGTTTCCATCGTCACTGACGCATATGGTTCCTGAAGTCAAAGGCGATGACACAAGAATCTCGCTATCTTTTAACACCTTTCCCGTCGGTGTTGTCGGGGAAGAAATGGACTTAACTGGATTAAAGCTGGAGGCGTAATGGCTCACTTTGCCCGTATTGATGAAAATGGTGTGGTGCAACAAGTTGTTGTGGTTGACAATAAAGATACGGCTGATGCTTCCGGCGTAGAGAAAGAGCATATCGGCGCAGCGCATCTAGAGAAGATCCTTGGTGGCACTTGGAAGCAGACAAGCTACAACGGAAATATGCGTAAAAATTACGCAGGGATTGGCTACACATACCGAGCAGACATTGATGCGTTTGTACCGCCACAGCCTTTTGCTAGCTGGACGCTTAACGCAGACGCTCAGTGGGAACCTCCGGTAGCAATGCCAACTGACGGTCAGATGTACGCATGGGATGAAGCAACCACTTCTTGGGTAGCACAAAATGGCTAACACCATCAACGCCACGTCAGGCATAGGCATAGTCTCTACGGCTGACAACACCAACATCCTCACGTTACAGACCAACGGCACTAACGGTCTTACGATAGACGCTAGCCAAAACGTATCGTTTGCTAATCAACTATCGCTTGGCGTTAGCGGTACAACGATGCAGCTAAAACTGTCTGCCGCAGCAGAGACGGTAACGATTTCAGCAACAGCAGCCACAGGTACGATTAACTTTGACGTATCTACACAGTCCATCCTGTATTACACAAGCAATGCCTCTGCTAACTGGACGCTGAATATCCGTGGGTCTAGTTCAACAACGCTTAACAGCATCATGGCTACAGGCCAGAGCGTGACGGTAACTCACCTAGTTACGCAAGGTGGTACGGCTTATTACAACTCAGCCCTAACGGTAGACGGTAGTAGCGTTACACCTAAGTGGTCAGGCGGTACAGCACCAAGCGCAGGCAATGCTAATAGCGTGGATGTCTATACCTATACGCTTATCAAGACTGGAAGCGGTTCGTTCACCGTCTTTGCAAGCCAGACAAGGTACGCATAATGCCAATCCTGTCTGCATTTGGTGCTGGCAGAACCATACCGTCGGTCGCTGGCGGTATTGTTGATGGTGAGTATTCGTATGACTTTGACGGCTCATCGTCTTTTACATATCCTGCCTCATCATCGTTTGCCATAGGAACTCAAGAGTTCAGTATTGAGTGCTTTGTTTACTTAGATTCAACACCGGCAACAAGCGCAACGATTCTTGATTTCGGCTACGGAACTGGGAGTTCTCAACCTCAGCGTATTCAGTTTTACATCAACTCATCTCGCCAGCCTGTATTTGTAAGAAACAACTATCCAACAACGAGCAGTTCAACGTTAGTCACTTCGTCTATCGCTGTATCGCTTTCAACCTGGACGTACATAGCTGCGACTCGTAATTCGTCAGGTGTTGTTAGGGTGTTTGTTGGCTCTTCTTCAGGCGGGTCTGCAACGATCTCAGGAACCATCACAAGCGGGTCTGTTGTTACGCCATCGGTTGGTAACGGTACAGTTCAGACAACTCGATTCCTTGATGGCAAGATCAGCAACTTACGATTTAACATTGGATCCGGTTCAGGGTTTAGTTCCGCGACTGTACCGACAAGCCCACTAGCTCCAGTAGTTACAACCAAGATGCTTACTTGCCAATCTTCTACGATCAAAGATAATAGTGTTGCTAATGGTGGCGGGCCTTGGACGCTTACCAACTCAGGGGTTCTTGTCTCAACTTCTAGCCCATTCTAATCATGACTCCTGAACAAAAGTCAGACGTAATCGTAGAAGCAGCTAAGGCTGCTCCTCCTGTCGTTGTCACAACGGCGGTAACAGTAGGTGGTCTGACTTTGAATGAATGGGTGGCAGTTGCTACCTTGCTCTACATTGTGTTACAGTCCGGCTGGCTTGTCTGGAAATGGTTCCATGCCATAAAAGATAAGAAGAATGAAGCACAATCTTCCAATAGTTAAAGTAGTTTGGGAAGATGCCTGCCACGACACTCTGGGATGGGGTGATAGCCCAGAGAAAGCCAGGGAATTTCAGGTTCCGC